TGGTATTCAAAAGTTTTTTAGTAGATCAGCAGCAGATGAAGATACTTCTACTCTTACTTTTGATTGGGTAACGGCCCAAAACGGTAACACGACACAGACAGAAGCTCAATTAAACGCAAGTTTAAGCCATGGACAGATAAGCCAGACTAATGGCGAAAACTATGTATATACTTCAAGTACTGTACTTAACCCAGGAGACGCAACGGTAACTGATACTTTTTATTTTAAAGCCACAGATAGTGATGGTTTAAGTGCAGTCGGTCAAATCGAATATCAATTAACGGAGCCTAGTAATACAGCACCATATTTTACTGTATCAAACCCTAGTCCAATTGCAATTAACCAAGGTACTGCACATATTATTAACAATATCGCTGTAATTGATGATGAGGGACATACTTTTACTATTATTAAACAAAGCCAGGGAGGAACTGACACTGGTGCTAGCGCTACATTTAGCAATGGCACATTAACAGTCGTAGGTTCAGCTGCAGGTAGTGTTACTGTAACACTTAGAGTAACCGATGAATTTGGTTTATTTGATGCAAATAATGACGTAACATATACGTTTAATGTTGCAGAAGTGCCGTATAGGGCTGTAATACATTCTAGTTTTTCAAACTCAGATGCAGCAGCATGTGGACTAGAGAGGCCTGCTAATAATTTATATTATTACAATACAGGTAGTGGTGGCACAACTTTCTTAGCTAATTTAGCAATAGGAGACTTTTTATATCTAGATAGCTCGTTTGTAAACGTGGTTAAACCCACTAGCTCTAACTCGGCTTGGGTTTCATTAGAGGAAACATCACAGCAAACTATAAAAGCAGCTAAATTAAACGCTACGACAGGTGCTATTGAAGAATTTTTAAACTGTACTATTACAGGAGGTAACGCGTGGCCTATTATAGTTAGATATTCTGAAAACTCATCGCTTTATTGTGGTGGACTTTATGAAGAGGGAGAGGCTTGGCAAAACATAAGCGATGGTGCAACGTTAACAGATGTGGCGTCTGCAGGTGGTCAACTATTTCCAGACGAATTTTCTGCTAATCAATATTCCGGAATCACTGCACCTTCTGATAGAGTTTTAGAAGATGGCATTTATTATCAAGAGGAAGATTCTGCGATTATAGATGGAGGATATTATTTTTACAATAATGGTTGGCAAACAAACCCAGCACCAGAGCCTAACGACCCAACTGGAGTAGATAAACTATATGTATGTCTACCAGATGTTGTGTATCAAACTAAATCGATAAATTGTTATTTTTTCAGCCAAGACCCTGCTAACATAAGTGCTGTTTGTAATGCTATAACTGATGTTGATTGGGATGTATCAAAACTTAATTTTAATGCAATAACTATTTACTATAGACAAGATGTAGATGATAATGATACTTGGTCTTTACTAGATATTGCGAAAAACCAAGCACTTGTTTATATTAATCAAAACGCTGCAGATACTTTAAACTACTCGCTTCTACAGCCTACTTCAGTTTTATTAGATTCTACTAATGGAAGCTTTGTTTTATGGGATAATAACGAATTTACAGGATATGGTGGATCATACCAATGGTATGCTTTTAGTCCAAACGACTCTGATCCAACAACACAAGATAGTTTATTAGAGATTGCTGACATAAATTCTATTTATGGAACATGTGGCGATGGAATAAATGGACCTCGTGCTGATTATGAAAGGCCTAGTCTTTTTGAAATAGAAAATAACGCTATAATACAGGTAGGAACTGAGGGTGGTTCTAGAAATAATATTTACTATGCATTTTATGCATGTGACTCTGAATTAGACCCAGGAGTACCTGGAGGTGCCCCTTATTACCCGGTTTATTTAGTAGATGGTATGGTTGAAGGCGCCGAGATGCTTGACCCTGGTTATTCTTATATTAATGATTTTGTAAGAACTATTACAAGTGCTACTAAAGATACAAGAGCTCAAATTAAAATTGGAAGCAAATGTTTAACGTATACGAATTATGTTGTAGCGACTAATATAGAAGAGGCAGTTGCTTTTATGGAGGCAGAAATAGAAGGTATAGCTGTAGACAGTATTGCACAATCAGGTGCAGGAGATGTTCCTGCTCGTGTTGTTTCTATTAACGCTATAGATTTAGGGTTTGCAAGCGAGGCTCAAGCGTCTTGGTTACAGATTGATAATACAAACAAAGATACTATATGTTACTCATGTATAACTCAAACAGGCAACTGGGCTTTATATAATTTTCCAGCTATAGATAATGCTGAGATTTTAAATAGGACTTTACCTAATTTTGACTTAGAAGAAAACTACGTATTAGACGACGTGTCAAAACCACTATTAAGGACTAACCCCAAATTATCGACTAATGCTAAATTAGTAGTAAATAGTAATGATAGAATTTATATTGAGTCTATCGATGCTACTAAAGAGTTAGCCTCTGTAGAGTATAAGAGGTGGGAACTTAACCCTAGTGGAGACTGGTCTCAAGATTTATATAAATTCTTTAAGAGTAGTTCTACTCCTGCTGATATAATGTATGCAACAAGATCTGATTACTCTGATTTTACAGTACAAGAATCTTTTGATAAACAAATAGAAGAGGTATACCATTACGGAACAACATATAACTATTCTAAACTACATGATGAAGATTTTAGAATGTTAGCTCCTATTTGGTTAGATAAAGATATTCCTAAAAGATTCGTAGTATTTAGAGTTAACAATCCTGTTGGTGAGTTAGACTTTGATGATAGGACTAACTTTGATAATATACAGGATATTTTAAAACATTCTCAAATCGTTAAAACTTTTGATTTAACAAGCGAGTCCTCTATTGGTAAGTATATTAGAAATCACGTTAATTCAGAATCTTTCCCTAAAACCCCAATACAGTTTAACTTTTCTAAAGCAGAAAAGAGTAATTTTAGAGGTATTGATTTAGAAAGGGGAGGTTTTACTTCTAAGGGTGAATATTTACATAAGGATTTTGTTTATACAGATAATCCTTTAATATCTAGCAACGCTTTAATTACAGATGGTTTTGAAAGAAATAAATTAGCATGTGCTAATCTAATTAATTTAGAATTCTTATTTGATGACAACAGTGCATCTGATTATACTATTAATAGATATTTTGGCTTATATGTAAACGATATTGATTCCGGTTATGGTTCTTTAAGTTCAGCAGATAATGGTAATATTATATTTAATTCTTTAAATTCAGAAATTAATGAAGACCCTGCATCAGCAATACCTTCATTTAAACATATTTCGGGAACGCCTACGTTAGGTTATATGTCTATTAGTGATGAGTTCTATAAAATATCATCTAAAGCAAAATATGACCCTGAGAACTTAAATGTAATAGTAGAAGATGACACTAATAAGATACCGGCTGAAATTAAAACTGCAGAAAATGATAAATCTGTAGATATTGTAAAAGAAGATTCTGTAGGTTTTGACTTTGTTAAATTTACAGTAACGGGCACTCCAGCTGTAAACGATAGGTTTACAGTATTTGAGTCTAGAGAATCTTCATATTCTTTAAAATTCTTAAGACATATAGCGGGGGAACAATGGAATCTTACTATTAACAATGGTGGTAATATTGAAAATTTAACTATTGTAACACAGAATTCTATTGTAGGAACGGTAGGTGTTATATCTGCTGCAATAAGCTCTGATAATATAAATGTTACGTATGATAATACTATTAACGACAAAGAGTTTTATATTACAGAAAAAAATGCAACACTAGAAGATTTAGAAGTATCTTTTACTGCTATAACTCCTTCTACTACCAGTAGCATAGTTAAAGTTACTCAAATACAGTCTTCTGTAAATTTAGGAAACTCTACTTTCTTTGCTACATATAACTTAGATCCTGGAGCCTTTAATCAAACTTCTTTTTCTCTACAAGGTTCTTTTAGCGATATTGCAAAAGCAATGTCTGGCGCCATAAACGCAAGTTCAATTAATTTTGATGCTGTATTAGAGGATGGTGCATCTGACTTCTATGTTAAGAGCAGGGTAGCAGGCTATAAGCTTTTACAATCCGGTGTTCTAATTCCTTTTGATAATTCTAATACCTTTATTAGCTTAGAAAATAGAGATTTAAAATCTGTAGCATACCCTAATGGTCAGTTAAGATTGGCTAATAATGTTGGTACTTTTAATTTTGTCCACTTTATGAAAGGTGGTAACTCTGCTAGTAAATCTGCTTTAATAACTAAAGATTCTGTTTCAGATATTGTTATAGGAGATATGTTAGCTACAAGTTCAGTAGGTGTTTTTAATAGAGTAATAGATATTGTAGATGATATTTCACTTTCAAATACTATATACAAAAAGTTAATCTTAGAAAGTAAAAATAATCTAGAGAGTGGAGAACAAAAGGTTTATGCAGAGAACATTGCTAGGCTTGGTTTATTCGCAGCGTATGATATTCATGATATGAATTTCGATTTTTATGATACAGAGAATTCTGAACTAAAAGAATTAGAGTTAGAAACTGCGGCTAATATTAACTACGAGCCTGAAAGAAGTCCTTCTAATACACTTTCAGTTTTTGGAAATGATTATGACATAACAGATCCTTATAGTTATTTTAGTGGTATTAGTGATGTTTTACCTGAAGAAACATTAGACGAATATAATGAAATTAAACTATTTAGTGAATATGAGAGGTTAGAAGAAAATAACTTAAAAGAGTTTGCTGTTAGATCTAGAGTAGTTCCTAATATTAGCAAATGGGTTTTAAAAGATAGCTTGACCGTGAGAGAACAACCATATTACTTAAATGCTAATGAGGCTTTTGGAAGAACTAACTTTTCACCTGATTTTGGAGCAAATAATAGAGATAGACTTGGGATGACACATGAGTGGTTCTACATGGATAACTTACCTAAGTATTTACAATATACAGATCTTAACAACGCGTTTAGTTATGTAAACTTTATAGATGGTTTTAAATTAAACCCTTCACATTTTAAGAGCACAACACATAACTACTTTGATAAATTTATGATAACAGATGGTTTTGAAATAAAAGACCAATATGACATAAATACTTTTATTAAAACTAACTTAAAGAAAAAGTATACTTTAGTTTCAGGTGGTAATGATATATCTTTTGCTAACACTATTTTTAAAGGTGTTAAAGTTGATTTTAAAAATAGAAAAGAGTTTTTAAATAATAAAGCTACTGAGTTTGTTAAAACATCTGATTTTAACGGGTATAAGTTTAGTACTTTGCTTTTAGTAAGGGGTGGGACTGATAGAAACGGAATCGAGTATGAGGTAATTCAAAATAAAGCGTTTAAATTTGTAGTATTTTTAATTACAGTGTCTTTAGATGATTTATGGGTAGATGGTGCTTTAAATAGAAAACTTCTATATGAGATGAACCATAGCTTTGTGTGGAACCATGAGGAAGAGAACTTCTCTTACTCTGACGTTAAACTTTCAGGTGCATTAAACCTAAACGATATTAATTTTACAGACCCAGGTGCTGATAATTATTTAATAGCTAACGGAATCGAACACTCTAATGGAACATCTCCTCAATTCTTAGATCAAATTAGCTCAGACGATGATGATCGCTTTGGTCAGCTTTTAATAACTATTACAGACTCTAGTGGAGAATCAACAATTAGGCTTAAAATAAAATCTGTAGATGATCAGGGTCAAATAACTTTAGGTGGTACACCAGTAGATTTAAACGGCAATGCTGTTAATGTTTCTAACATAGCTGGTTACATTCAAAGAAGTGCAGAGTATCTATATAAGCAAGGTGGTAAAAACGCATTTACGACAATCTTAGACCAGTTAGCGGTAGCTAATGTAGATAACTTATTAAAACTAAACGATGGGGACATAACTTATACTACAGTTGAAGAAGATGGAGAGATTTTAAATAACCAGTTTGAATTACAATTTGAAAACGGGGTTGAGATTATTAAAGAGGCTAGTTTAGTTACAATTTCTGATGAGGATAAACCTAAAACTTTTAAATTAAAACAAGGTACTATAGGTTACAATCTTTTCTCTGGAGATACATACTATCCGTTTTTAGTTAGACATAATGGAGACTATACTGTAGATACTAGACCTGTTGTAACTTTTACAGATACATATTCTCATTTTAAAACTAATACTCTACAGACTTCATTAAATACAAGAGAGATAAATTTTGAAGAGCCTCTATATAAACATTCTTTAACTAGAGCAGAAGAGGTTAAATTAGCTAGAGATTATTACAAGAGGTATAATAGATGTGGAACTGCATTTAACTTAGGGTTTATACAGGATAACGGTGTACATGATTCTGAGTGGGGTATGATTAAAAATCATTTTTATAGAAAAGTAAACGAATCAGCTGCAACTAACGTAAATAAATTATCAGCAACGACAGATAAATTGCCTTTATATCCATTAATTGGAGAGGTAGCGATAGATAAAAAAGACGTAAACGTGTTTAGGTCTTCTTGGGATAAAAATTATTATACTAGGTCTTTATCTGGAGGGTTGGCACAGCCAGTTCCAGGTACGTTTGAAACTAAAGAGGAAAGATCTTATTTGGGTTCTACTATTATGAAAATAAAAGATTCATACGACTTGACTCAGTTTACTTCATATAAAGCCAGTACACAAGAACAGCAAGATAGAATTTTAGCTAATAATGATGAAAAATATGACGTGGTTCTATTTGAAGATAAGAAGTACGTTTATATGGATTTTTATATTACTAGTACTATTAAAAAACTATTAAGCCAAGACGGTGTGTTAGATTCTATTAACAAATACGTTAAGGCTGTAGATTCTGCTGGTGATAAAACCACAACTAAGGATGACGCATTGCTTTATGTCGAAAATAATTTAATTAATACTTTTAATTTAGATATGATTAAGATATATTCTAGTAGAATAAAGGGTGTTTCTTCTGAAGTACTTTCTTCTGCAAGTATTGATAATCTAGATGATGGAGGCTATATAAATGATATAAACTTTACTTTTAAGTCGCACGAACAAAAGCCCCTTAATTTTAGGTTGATATATAATAAAAGATTAGGTTACTCTTATATGATTAGGCCTATGATAAAAATAAAGTCATAAGAAATGGCCATTAACATTCAAGAAATATTACATCCGAGTGACTCCGACAGTATTAAGTTCGATAAGGTTAACTATAACTTCGACCAGATACTAGCAAACGGCGGTGGACCAGTTGGACCTAAGGGCCAAAAGGGAATCCAAGGAGTACTAGGTCAAACAGGTGAAAAGGGTGCAAAAGGTGACCTAGGTCCAGAGGGACCATCTGGTGAAACAACTAGCCCGTGGAAATCTATTACAATAGATTTGAATTTACAAGACGGTGTAAATGATGTCACTATTTTAAAACCTAAACCGCAAACTGATAAAGAAACTCCTGTTATTTGGCTAGGAGATTCTGCATTTATTAATGATGGTAATCAAGCCGGTGATGGAGATGTTACGCTAAGATCTACTTTGAATGTTAGTAGACACTTTAACTTTGACAGCTCTAATATTGAGGCTGAGTATATAACTTTATGGCATGATGCTAGTAATAAAATTAAAATTGACTCTGAGGATGTAAGTACTGGTGCTGGTTTTGTTAGATATAATATATCTCCAGTACAGCCACTTAACGGTAACCAAGATATTAGATTACAGATTAATGCTCCAACAATTCATACAGAAACTTTTCAATTAAATAATCAAACGGCTACTGGTGAATTATCTAGTGGTATGATTAGATATAATTCTGGTGGTAATAAATTTGAAGGTTATATTAATAATGCGTGGGTAGATTTTTGCATGGATCCTTGTGGTCAAGGCAGTGTTACCCCAACTATTTCTATATCGGCGGGTGATTTAGACCTTAACGCAGATGGTACTTTAGTTGGAGGCTTAACAGCATTTACATATAATGATTGGACTGGTTCAGTTTCAGTCGATGCTTCAGGTAGTATAACTATTATTAGTGGTAATGCTACTACGATAACTACAGATCCTTTTACTTTTCCTGCTAATACTACAGCTGGAACCAACCAGGTAGATATAACAGTAACTGTTACAGTTCCTAGTGGTTATTCTAATACAGGTAATACGGTTGAGAGTGTTCTTTCAGAAACACAGCCTACTAGCTTCTCTACACAGACTTATGCCGCAGTAAACTTTTTAAAGCAGGGGAATACTGCTGATCCTGATTATCAATTTAATAGTGCTCAACTAGTTACTGCAAATTCTAATGGCGCAACACAAAACGGCGCATCAGCTCCTGTAGGCAATGGAGGTATACAGCTTTCAATTGATGGAAGTGCTGGTAGTGATATTCAAATAGAAATTGTTGCTGAAACTAATAGTGGCTTGGCATTTGATTCGAATCCATTTAGTGCTCCTAACGGTACTGATGCGTTTATGACCACTTTATTATCTCAGACGTTAAGCAGTAACGATACTGTATGTACTATAATATTGTCAGGTACGCTTCCAAGTAGTAATTCTGGTTCACAATTACACTATATTTTAACGCCTCAAACATCTGCAACATCTGTAACTGGAACATATAGTGTAAACTATGGAGGTACAGGCAATGATGTATGCTTTGGTACTGGAGGCACTACTACTCAAACAGGCTTATCAGTAACTGTTAATGACTTATCTCCTACTGCTCAACAATGGAGGACTGCTGCAGAATCTGCGGCCGCGGCTTACCTAGATTCTGGTTCGCTATTAGTTCAAGGCGGGTACTTTAAAGTAACTTCTATAACAAATCATCAAGGCTCTACGATTCTAGTTTCTGACTATTATTGCGAATTAGATCTTGGTGCAGTAGGAGATACTACAACATGTTCGACAGGAACCGCTTCATACGCTTACGGTACTAACGCAACTAATGTGTGTGACTCAGGCTTAAATCTGATTACCGGAATGAGAATCAATGTTGCTGTACCACCACCGGCAGATATTACAAACACGGCACAATGGCTAGACCAAGCTCAAGCAGCATGTGGTCTTCACCATGTAAATGAAGATTTAACTATAGCCAACGTAAACCCATGGATTAGGGTGACAGTTATTACTGGGGAGAGCGGCCAGCCAATCAGTGGAATTAATTCTGAAGCTGCACTTATTGCAGCATCAAGTGGAAATGTAAGCTCAATCCAAGCGTGTGGTGGTCTTAGTAATCCTCCGCCTAATGCTTAATAACAAATTATGAGAGATAAAATAAAAAATATATTATCGAATAAGACTCTGGTAACTTTTGTTGCGGGAGCTTTACTATGTTTATTATTTCTTAAACAATGTAATAGTATTGAGAATTTAAAACAAGATGTTAAGTTAGCACAGCAAGATGCTGATAGAAACTTAAATAATTTTAAAGCATCTCAAGATTCAGTTACGGTTTTAAGAAATGATAATGGAGATCAGTTAGCACAGATTAGATCTTTTGAATTTGATCTATCTAACTTACAAGGCAGTCAAGCTAAGTTAACTAAAAAGTACCGAAAGGCACTTGCGTTAAATGATGACTTAAATAAAGTTAACTCCCTAATTTCTGCAGAATTAGAAATTACAGATAGCCTAGATGTTGCAACGACAACGGAGGTTGTAGATACTACAACAACAAAAATTAATTTCGAATCTAGTAAAGATTTCGGCAACGGTAACTCAAGGTTTTTAACCGGGTTCTCTACTGTTAAATATGACTTTGGTCAGTTTAAAGTGTTAGAGTCTAAATTTGAGTTAAAACAAACACTAAGCTTAATGGCTGCAATTGAAGAGGGTGAAGATGGCGCGGATAGATTAAAGCTATCAACGACGTATCCGGGCTTAGTGATTAAAGATATTGAAAATATCAACCTAGTTAATACTAGACTAAATAGAAAATCAGAGAAGAAAGCTGGTTGGGGTATTGGTGTCGGTATAGGTTATGGTATTAATTTAAACAACAACCAAGTGATTAGTACAGGTCCTTCAATAGGGCTTGGCTTATATTGGTCACCAAAATTTTTAAGATTTTAAATGGCGCAATCAAGTAGATATTTCAGAATAGACGAAGACATCCTGTTAGAGTTTATTTACCACGATCAAGGAGACTTGGAAAAGTACAAGATCGAAGTAGATGATAACGGTAGTGAAGTAATGTTTTTAGATACGGTAGACCAAGATCCATATCAAGCTAGATACTTAATTAATGAATTAGGTTCTGCGGTAGTGAATTTTGATGTTACTGTTATGAGTGGTTATGTTGCTGTAGAGAATTTTGCAGCTAGAACTTTATTATTGCAAAATGGTAAAACATATAAATTTGATTTAAGTGCTTTATCTAATCCAGCTGATTTTTCTATATCTGGTGCTTTAGGTATTTACCAATATTCTGCAACTACAGAAATAGGTACGTTTACCCCAACAATAAATGGCAAAATTTCTTATAGCTATCCAGGATTAATAGGTGGTAAGATAATCGTAGATACTAGAGCTAATCCTCTATTTTCGTCACCGGATGAAGCGACTGGAAATGATATTAATCAGACAATTGGAAGGTACCATGCGATTAAAACTCCGGGTGAAGGTGATTCTACTAAATATGCTTTATTAGGTTATGACTCAACTGGAGATTATGATATGCATAATTATATTAATAATAACTTTGAATGGAACGGTGGTAACGAAGCAGATTTGTTAAATTATCAAACAGAGGCTACAGCAAATATTAACTATGTTGTATATGATAGTATTAGACTACATTTAAAATCAGGTTTTAGTTTTTCTGCAAGAGGATATGAGGGGTTCTTGTTTGAGGTTACTGCTAGAAGAACAAGTGGTGTTAATAACTTTTTAACTCAGTTAGTTTATTTAAACCAAAGTAACTATGAGTTTTCAAACCCTAAACCATTTATTTTAGGAGAGACTCTTTGGTCTAAATATGTTAATTTAAAAATACCTACTCTTGTAAACCAGAATACAGAATTTAATGATAGGTTTTATGGAAATGGAACAATAGGTTCAAGTGACTTAGACTTATCTGCAAATTATGGAATTAGATTTGCACTATTAGATAGCTTAAAGACTATTGAAGGTTTTGATTATGTATATACCGGAGAAGAAAATGTATTTACAGTTTCTAGAGAAGATGAATTTGCTGATTTTACAGTTGTAGTTGAAGACGCTATAGATGGAGATTACTTTAATATTTACGGAGAGAAAGATAATTCAATTAATAACTTTGAAGGTCATATACTAAGCAGGATTCAAACATCATCAGATGATATTATAGTTATGTATGATGTAGATATTTTCGAACAAATAGGTACAGCTCAAGTAAAGTCTTATACTAGCCAGTTTACACAATATGAAGATTTTAATACTCCTATAAAGTTTAGACCTGTAATTAATCAAGCTAATATTGCAGTTAATTTCTCTATTGAAGTAACAATGAGAATTTACAATCAAACAGATAACACGCAAATTGTAAAGAGAGCAAGTTTAACTATAGATCAAGCAGCTAGATATGGTAAAAAATTAAGTGCTTTAAAGATTGATAATCCAAATATATTAACTGAGGTTTACAATATACTACCTAGCCTAGCTAGTAATAAAGTTATATCTGGTTTTATTACTGACAATTTACCAAGATCGGTAAAAACTGTCCCTGTGTTTGTTGAAAGACATAATGTAATTGCCAGTTCTGCAAAAGTAAATCTAGTAGGTGCTGGAGATAATCCAATCACAAAAGAGGTTGAAGAATTTGATACAACTGAATTTGTAAATGAGGGTGATTTATCTGTTAGTATTCCTCCTTTTGCTTCTTACTATAAATTTGCTATTGCTAAGAAAAGAGGAGATGATTTTGATATGATTTCATTTGAAAATGCAGAAAGAGTTATACTTACGTTTAATGATGGTAAACAAAAATTAAAATTTAACCATGTCTATAATAAAGATATTGATATGGGCTTAGGTGAAGTTTTGTTTACGATTAACGAGGCAAACGCAGTAAGTATTAGGGGTATGAAAACAGACACTTTCTATATTAGCATCGATAATGGAACTGAAGAAACTATGATTACTAAAGGTAAATTTACTATTGTATAATGATTTTAAACAGTAGAAATAATGCATACGATTTTAAATTCCCAAGAAAGTTTATTCCTGAGGAAGTCGCAGAGAAATACAAAAAATATTTAAACAGAGTTCCTGGTGGGCTTTTAGCAGAACCAATTGACTTTGTTAATTATTCTATTCAAGGGATTAATATTCCAGGTATAACGTTTGAGCCTATCACTCAATCAGATAATGATGGTACAGTAAGAAGCCACCGAGGTGCAGTGCCAGTTCAAAATACAATTACTAGAGAGTTTACAGTAACGTTCCAGCTATTAGATGGTTTTATTAATTACTGGATTATGATGGACACTCTACTTTACTATTATGCTAGATCTACAAAACAAGCTTATATTGACCCTATGACTTTAAGAATCTTAGATGCAGAAGGAGCTTCAGTAGCGTACATGGAATTTAATAACATTATACTAACATCTATAAATGAGTTAAACTTAAATATGGCTGAAAACGTATCTGATTTTAGTACCTTTGAATGTTCATTCGTTTACAACAAGTTAGACCTGAGATTAGAAATAGATTAAAAGATATATACATTATGAAAGATACTAAAACATTTAACGAATACTTAGTTGAGCAAAAGCTAACTGAGACTGATATGGAACTTTTACAAGAAGGTTTACAAACAGAATGGAATCAAGAATTAGAAGATAAGGTTGACTTTGCATTAGAACAGTTTGTTCAACAATATGCAAACGAAGATGGTTCTTTTGATTTAGATAGATTAGAAGAAAGTATTGTTAATGAAGGACTTTTAGGTTCTATATTTGGTGGTCTTGCAGGTTTCGCATTAGGAAAATCTTTTGGTAAGATGATTGCTAAAGTTCTTGGTATTCAAAAAGGTGTATTCTACGATTTATTAACTTCCAGATTAGTTGGTGCTGCTTTAGGTGCTGCTATTGGTAAAAGAGCCTAAATTGAATCTAGTTACAGTTGACTTCTCGCTTAATTCCCCTGGTATTTGTATCTGGCAATCTGATACGAACAGGTATCACTTTATCTCATATCTTAAACCTAATTCCGGTACAAAAGCTGAACAAAAACGACAAGAAGAAATAGAGACTTTCCCAGACGTTTCTTTAATACATCAACCAGATTGGAAAGCATCCGTTGGAGATTATTCTAAAAACGAATTTGCTAAAATAATAAGGTACAAGACTACGGCCGAACATCTTATTAAATTAATTACAGGTATTACACAAACTACAGAAGATTATCATATAGCATTTGAGGGTTCGTCGTATGGATCTAAGATGGGAACTAATAATATTATTGATATGGCAGCAGGTGCAGCTATATTAAAAGAACAAATGATTTCAAAGCTCGAGGTCAAAAATTTACTGACCGTTGCACCGACCACTATTAAGAAACACGCTGGTAAAGGGAATATGAATAAGGCTGCTCTTTGGATGGCCTTCTTAAATAATGTATGTGAATCTCCTGAGTTAGCTAGCAGTACTTTATATAAATATTGTGTCTCTGAAATTGGTGAGGTTAAAAAAGTACCGAAGCCGTTTGATGATCTAGTCGACGCTTGGTTTCTTAATCATTATCTCCGCACTCAACTTGGGGAAAATTTGCCAGACTAACCAAGTCTCTGCTTCAAGCCCTATCTGATACTAGTCTCTGCTTGCAGACTTAAAGCTAACATTCCAGAACCTTATCTGGCTTTGGCTTAAAGACATTACTTATATGCTAGTTCCCAGAAAAGGTTTCAAAAAGGTTCAACAAATCTACAATCTTTTTTTAAAAGGCCTATTCTGGTTAACAATAAGCCTTAATTTCGTCCATCATTTTCTTAATATGCTTTGCAATACTTTGAGCATCTTTATCTTGTGGATGGTTAAATGCATACCAAAGATCTTGGATGTTAACAGGACCAGCTCCACCGATCTCATTCTCAATATACTTACAGAACTCATAGAGTGAGTCTGATTCATTGACATATAAATTTTCATAAATATAATCGTAACCTTCTAGAAAGCTTCCAGTGGTCTTTGCCCCCATCAAAAGGAGGTCTTTAGTTCTTGGACTTAGATATTCAAAATTGTTTTTCATATTATTTGTTTGTTTTAATTACAGTACTAATATACGAAATATATCTGACATAAAAAAATCTAGAGGCACTTATTTTGCAAAAACTTTAAAACAAATATATTATGCTACTATCTAGAAACAAAACAAAACTTAGATATATAATAGGTATAATAAACAAAAACTACGGTGATATGTTGATAACAGCGGATTACTTTCGTCTTAGCACAATCCTAAATAAAATGGTGGCAGCGAACCAGATCACGACTAACGAGCGTGAGGAGTTACTCCACAAATCAGGGCTGATTAAGCAAGAGGACGGCAGATGGAAGGAACTTCCTACAGACCCAAGGTCTGGGAATCATCCAGCTTATTTGACACTAGACTGAAACTATTGTATATTGTACAACTATAAGGTAACGAAAGACAATTAAAGTATTTCAATTTTTTAAACAATTAAACAACTAAAAGAAATTATGAGCGATTCATTTGACATTTTTAATTTAGGCGTGGAAGATGTGGAAACACACCAGCCTGAAAGAACTTCAACAAACGAAGTTTACAAACCAACTGCCGATGACGGCAAAGACGGAACTTACAAAGCATTAATACGTTTTGTACCTAATCCAGAGAACCCAAGAAAATCTTTGGTTCAAAAATACGTACACTGGTTAACTAACTCTTCTGGAGATGGTAAACTAGTAGACTCACCTCAAACTATTGGAGAACACTGCCCTATTGCAGATGTATTCTGGAAGTTGAGAAAATCAGATTCTGCTGTAGACAGAAAAGCTTCTGAGAAGCTTAAGAGACGTCAACAGTATTATTCTCTTATTAAGATCATTAAAGATCCACAAAATCCAGAAATGGAAGGTACTTACAAAGTATTTAAGTTTGGATATAAGATTAAAGAGAAGATTGATTCTGAGTTGAAGCCAGACTTTGGTGAACCAACACAAGTATTCGACCTATTCGAAGGTAAGAACTTCGAGCTTGTAATTACAAGACAAGGTGAATATAATAACTATGACAAATCTAAATTCTCTTCAAGTAAAGGTGCTATTGTAGTGGGCGACGCTCCAGCAGAAAGAACGAAAGAGATCATGGGAACTATCAAGGAAGAACTTGAAAGCGCACCATCTTTAGCTCAATATGATTACAAAGCGTGGGACGAAGACACGAGAGCCTTTGTAAACAACGTATTGAGAATGTATCTTAATCCAGGTGACGATATTGCTGCAGTAACTTCTGCTCCAAAATCTGCTCCGGCTCCAAAAGCGAAAGTAACTGAAACTGCAACTGCAGGTTCTGCTGCGCCAACGAAAGCTGAAGCTCCTGCTGAAAGTACAGTAACTACAGATGATGACTTAGACTCTTTCCTAGATGACCTCAACATCTAATAACATACAGTTAACTGAAGAACTTAAGAGTAGAATAAAAGTTGCACTCAAACAAGTTTGTGTAGAACATCACACTACTCCTAATAAACAGCTGCTTAAAGATATGCCAGGGCGAATAACCCTGGCATGTCCTTATTGTGGTGACTCTCATGAAGATGATACCAAGAAACGTGGTAACATGTATTGGGACACTCTTCAGTATCATTGTTACAATTGTTCTCACCATACTAATCTATATGGACTATTAAAAGACCATGAGGTAAGAATGCCTAACAACGGAGACTCCTTTACTATTATAGACTATATTAAAGAGAATAAACAACAGGTTAGTCAAGAACAAGTATTACAAAACCAGTCACTTGCAAGCGTCCAAGAACTGGCATTAACAGTAGATGAATTCAAACAAGTATTTGGCGCTAAAGAAATTGAGCCTGGAGAATGGATTTGGTTTCAGTTAAAAGAGAGACTATTACACACTAAAGCTAGTGAGTTTCTTTTTTCCCCAAAAGGTAATCGCCTTTGGATTTTAAACATGGGGATTAACGGGAAGATTATCGGCGCACAATCCAGAAGAATGAAAGGCTATGGGTCTAGGTATTTAACTTATGACCTACCAAAAATATATGAAGAGTGGAATAAACCGCTAGAGTTAGAACCTGAGGTAATGACTAAACTAGCAAAGGCTTCTACTCTATTTGGAATTATGCAGGTTAATTTCCAACAACCAGTCACTCTATTTGAGGGACCGATTGATGCGAAGTTTATGCATAACTCTATTGCCCTTGCAACTGCAGGTAGATCGACAGAAGAATTTGACGAAATGGCGACCGTTAGATATATGTTTGATAATGATGCAACTGGTAAAAAGAAAATGATTGAGAAGCTAAAGAGAGGTAGACCCGTATTTATGTGGTCTAAATTTCTAGACGATTTTAAGCTAGATACATATAATATCAAAGATCTAAACGACTTGATAAAGGTATGTTACAAGCAGAAATCTACGGCTTGGAAACAAATAGAAAATTATTTCACATCAAGCGATTTAGACTTATGGTACGTATAGAGGAAATGGAAGATACATTAGAGGACTTTTTTAAGGATAGCGACCGATTCAAGAAGATGAGGATGTTAATCGATTTTGAGATGCCAGACTTTAAGACTGATAATCCTAATATGGAATTCAGTAAACCTAAACTTAAGAAGGGTCAAAAGGCTGCAAAGTTTATTAAACCAGATAGGAACAAACCGTCGCTATTTTAATATAAGATATATGAGTAACGAAAAGATATTAGCACTAGATCAAAAATTAAGTGCACAGAGAAACGAATGGTCAGTCACGATTAGAAATCTTGCACAAAGTCTTCGTAACATTAACACGATGGAGATTACTATTGCAGATGTATTATCTTCTAGACAGACACTTGTGGATCAAATGGCATATATAAATGTCAAAATAAAACAACAAAAGAAAACGATTGCTGCAAGATACCGAGAAGCATATATTAGATACTATAATTATGATTACAAACTGGGTGAAAAGCAAAAAGAGAAATTCTTAGAGAACGACTTAGCAGATGACAATATGATTTTGTCACATTTAGAAAACCAAATGGATTGGCTAAGAGACTCTGTAAAAACACTAGATAATATGGGCTTTGCTATTAGAAATAGACTGGCTCTAAAAGATCTATAAAACTTAAATGGAATTAACGTTAACAGATAACAAACAGTTCCTGCGTGTAGACGAGGCGTCTGAAATGGAAGTTGAACAACTTAACATTACATTAAATAGACGTATTGAATCTTGGAGATTTCATCCCCTTGTTAAAAAGGGTTTATGGGATGGCTATATCTCATATATTAAAGATGATAAATGGATTCCATCTGGTCTATGGCGAGAGGTAATGAATATGTGTAAGCAGTATAAATACGAGCTTAAGCTAAATGGCATTACAAGACTGTTCGATACTAATATAAAAGCTGCAGACTTTGAAGAGTGGGCAATGGACTTCTTTGATGGCTCAGAGATGCAACCTAGAGACTACCAAATTGAAGCAGCATATAATATACTTAAATTTAGAAATTGTCTAAGTGAGTTGGCTACATCGGCTGGTAAAACTCTTATCTCATTTATGGTAATATCTTACCTACTAGAAAAACAAAAGGCAGGTAGAGTACTATTCATTGTACCTAATGTCTCACTTGTTGTTCAGGGTTCAGAAGATTTCCAAGACTATAACTGGAGAAACCAAGCCAATATAAAAGTACAACAGATTTATTCTGGTCAAAAGATTAGAGCAGGTCGAAATGTAGTAATTGGAACATATCAATCCCTAGTTAAAAAGGATAAAGAGTATTTCCAACAATTTGATGCAGTACTTATTGATGAAACACATAAGGCTAAATCTCAATCTATTAAAACCATCTTACAAAAATGTACAGCTGCTAATTATAGATTTGGTATGTCAGGTACAATACCAAAGGCTGGTAGCCTAGATAGATTAACACTTATGGCTTATACTGGTCCTGTAATTACAGAGGTCAGTGCAAATTTCTTACAAGAAGAAGGTTTTATTGCAGGGTGTAAAGTAAAAGTAATAAAAATGGATTATGCTGCTGAAAGTACTAAGAATGCTTTTAGAGAAATGTCCCAAAACAGATATGAAAGTAAAGATGTCTATAAATTTGAAAGCAATTATGTTATACAGTCGCCAGGTAGGCTTGCATTCATTTGCAGTATTATTTCCAGAGTTAAGGGTAATGGTCTTGTCTTATTCCATAGGATTGAACATGGCAAAAGGATTTATGAAAAGCTGCGCCAAGAGTCTGAAAAGAATGTTTACTATGTAGACGGAAATACAGATAAAGATATTAGAGAAGAATACAAAAAGAAAATGGAAGCAGGTGCTGAAATTATCATTGTAGCCTCTTATGGTACATTCTCAACTGGTATATCAATTAATAAGATACATAATATATTTTTTACCGAATCGTTTAAATCAGAAGTGATTATTAGACAGTCTATTGGTAGGGGGTTAAGAAAACACAAGTCAAAAACGGATGTAAATATTATAGATTTTGTAGATGATTTATCGTCTCCTGATTGGGATAACTACCTTATTAGGCATTCAAAAGCTAGACAGAAAATCTATCGAGAACAGAAGTTCCCGTTTGAGATAAAAAATGTTACATTTGAAGGGGATATATAATACAATACTAAAATAATAAAATAAAATTATTAACATGGGTTCACTAAAACTACAATCTTTTGAAGACTATGCAAATGCATCTAAAATAGCTGCAACTGCA